TGCGAGCGGACCGTCCCTGATGGGCGGCCACGGCGCCGGTTCATCGTACAGGGCAAGTTCCTCGCCGAGGGGCGTCCGGTAGCGAGCGCTATCATTACGTCAAGCGCTCCGGACAGAGACGGCGACGTTGTCAACGCGAACGGCGCTCAACTGGATAGCTACCTGGCCAACCCAGTCGTCCTTCCGATGCATATAAAGACGTTCCCGATCGGCTTCGCGGAGGAATTGCGGGTATACGGGGACAGGATCTGGGCGCAGTGGCAGTGGCTCACGGACCAACCCGATACCGAGGCCGCCGTCTACCAGCGGTTGTGGGACGCGTACGTGCTGAATGCTACGAGCATCGGGTTCCTCCCGCGGGCCGTCAGGGAGAACGAGTCCGGCTGGATCTACGACCGCTGGGAGATGATCGAATTCAGTCCAGTGGTGATCCCGGCGAACTCCGATGCCATGCGCACAAACTCTGCGCGTGAGGTCCTTGACAGTTACGGTGAGATGGTGTTCTCCTCTGGATCCCCGGTGATGAAGTCATTGTGGATGGCGGGCGAGGCGCGCGAGCGTCCAAAGCAGGTCACGGGTATAGCGCTAGACGCGCATGTAGATGAAGAGACTGTGGTTGAAACAGTTGAGACTAAGGATGCGGTGAGCGAGTCGGCTACGAAGAAGGAGGCCGACGTGGAACTGCGTACGCTGGAGGATGCGAAGGTTGCATTCGCAGCCGGGGTGATCTCTCCGGAGCGGTTGCTAGAATTCGTAGAAGGGTACGTCCAGCAGCTACGCACGGAACGCGACGAAGCGGTAGCGGAGGTCGAGGCTCTGCGGAGTCAGGCCGCGGCACTAGCTGCAACAGTCGTCGTACGGAGGTGAGAATATGGCAGAGCCGATCACGAAAGAGCAAACGGAAGAGCTGATTGCTGCGGCGCTGGCGAAGCTAAAGGCCGAGCAAGAGGCTGAGGAAAAGGGCGTTCCGGCACCGGTTACGCCTGGGATTGAGATGAAGGAACCGACAAAGGTCGCTGCGGTAGATGCGCAGGATGCTGTCGGCAAGGAAACGCGGTTCCCGACTATTCATACGAAGCCGAAAGGATCTGATGATCTCAAGCAATTCCAGATCTCGAAGGCGGTCTTGGGAATTGTCACCGGGAACTGGGATGGCCGTGAGCTTGAGCGCGACTGGATCAAGGAGTCCAGCAATTCTAGTGTCTACAAAGCACTAGGGCTTATTCCCGACACGGCTGGTGGCTTCCTCGTTCCAGAGGAACTGTCAGCCGAGCTAATCGGGCAACTGAGCGCGCGCACCGTATTCCGGGCGGCGGGCGCTCAAGTGATTCCGAACGCGCCGCTCACGCTGCGGATCCCGCGTCAGACGGCAAGCACGACGGCGTACTGGGTTGGGGATTCTCCGCTTTCCAGCGCCATCACGGATTCCGATGTCGCATTCGGGATGCTGACCTTGCAGCCGCGCCGGGTAGCGGCGAGGACGGTGCTGGACGAGGATCTGATCGCGTATAGCGCCATCTCTGCTGAGTCCATTGTACGGGCCGACATCACGCAACAGATCGGGCTGGCTGAGGACCTTGCGTACTATTCCGGTACAGGCGGCTCGCAACCGCTGGGACTGCTTTCCCAGCCTGGCGTCACCGTATCGAACGTCGCATCGGCATCGCTCAGCTTTGACTCCCTGCTTGATCAGATGGCAGCGATTGACGCTGCGAACGGCACATACAACGCCTGGATCATGCACCCGACTACGATGCAGACGATCCGCAAGTGGAAGTCCGGCACGGGCCAGTTCCAGTACATTGTGGATCTAGCTGCGGCGCCACGGAATCAGCTTCTCGGGCTCCCCGTCTACATGAGCACGCAGATCTCCACTGCTCATATCATCCTGGGGAACTTCCAGAACTACGTCATTGCGGACAGCGGGCCGTTGGCAATCAAGGTCCTGCGCGAGCGGTATGCCGACCAGCTACAGATTGGGATTGTGGCATCTCATCGAACCGATGGGGCCCCGCGGCAGCCGGCGGAGTTCCGTATCATCAATATCACGTAACGCGGAGGTGATCTGAATGCGCATGGACCATGATAGCAACATGAAGACAGTCACCTTGCTCTATCCGGCGCTTAGGGACAATGCTACATTCTACGGGCCGGTGAACGATTCTGGTGACAATGGGATCACTGTCGGCAACTGCCGGGACGGCGTCCTGATCCTGAGCATGGACGACATTGGGACTTCTCAGACAGTGAAGGTGACACTACAGACGCGCGCCGGCACGACTGGGTCCTGGTCGGATGTGTTCGCGGAGAAAACCTATACGGGCACATCAGGCGTGGATGCCGCCACGTATGCGATTCCAGTGGCGGATCTCTTGAAGTACTGCCGGATCAAGCTGATTGCTAGCAACGGGGCGTCATCTACATGCTGTGCTACGTTGACAGCGTGGGATAGCCCGAGCATTCCGGTGAGCTAACGTGGCCTGGCCTGTAGCGGCAGACGTAGCAGCGCGGACCGGGGTACCCATCGTTGATGGGACCACCGAGTACGGTCTGTCTGTGACCGACCTGCTAGCGTGGGCCAAGTCGTTCTGTGAAACCTATTGCGATCGGCAATTCGATGAGGCCGAGGTGACGGAGACGCACGACTATTCACCCGTGATCTCCGTCACTCGGCCACCGATCGTTGAGGTGAAGCAGATCCTTGTCTGGAATACGGAACTGTCAACTGGCGACTACGCGGTCTACCCGAGCTACATACGGCTAATCGGCTCCCAGGAAGGCGAGCTGATTGGCACAACGGAACGTTACCAGACAGATGCGTTGACCGTGCAGATCAAGTACATCGGCGGCTACTCAGACGAGTCCTCGACCGAGTCCGGCAATCACATACCGATCCCAGCCGAGCTGAAGGAGATTGTTCTTGAGCTGGCTTGTCGGCAGCTGCTTGTCATTCAGAACGCGTACCGCGATGCTGGCGGAGCTGCGCAGTTCTCCCTCGGCAATTACAGCGTCACGTTCGGATCCGCGGTACCGTGGGCAATGAGCGGAGGCGGGACTAGGATCAACGAGGACCTTCTCCTGCGGCTGGACAGGTACAAGAGGGTGACGGTCTGATGCTAGGGCTGAACACGACCTGCGACATCTACCGGGCAACGCGGACGGTCAACGACTACGGGGAGGAGATCCCTACCTGGTCGCGGATTGACCGCGGTGCGAAGTGCCGTGTCGTGATGGGCGATTACGCGAGGCGCGAGGCGCTACAGGCAGCCGGGGGGGCCGATGCACGGGTCGCTACGCATATGGTAGTATTACCGGCAGACATAGACGCTGCTCCTGGCGACCGGATCCTCTGGCAAGGGCGGTACTATGATGTCCTCTCCGCTGACGACGTTGACGGAATGGGGCATCATCTGGAATGCCACGTCGTTCGGCTGGAGGGAACCGATGCCTGAGCCGCATGTAGTACAGGTAGAATGGAATAGCGCGGAGTTTGAAGCGCTAGTGGACCGCGAGGCCGCTAACCGGATGCGGGATGCCGTTGCGTTCTGCACAGACTATGCCAAGACGAACATGTATCATGGGAGTCCAAGTCCGGAAGGCGGCTTCCCTGGAATTGTTACCGGTCACCTGCGCGCTTCCATTACCTTTGACGTTGAGATTGACAAGAGCGGCGTCACGGGGCGGTTCGGTGTTCTAGAAAAGGAACGTGGCGGCAAGCAGCTTGATTACGCGCTGTACTTGGAGGTCGGGACATCTAGGATGGCGCCGAGGCCATGGTTGACGCTAACGCTGGACGGGACACGAGATGATGTCAAGCGGATATTGGGGGTGACGTAGGTGGCTGACTGGGCGGGTCCGCTGGCGACTGCGGTCCGTAATCTTCTGATTACAGATGAGGCCGTCAAAGCAATCACGACCAGGGTGTACCCGATGGGCGCGGCGGACAATCCTGCGTATCCGTACATCACCTACGTTTGTCCGTTGACTGACCGGCAGGAATATTGTTATGCTGTATCGGATCCGCAGCTGAACATAGTGAGGCTGCAGGTGGACGTGTGGACAACGACGTATACTGGTGCCGTGGCGCTGTACGATGCGGTGTTCGCGTGCCTAGGGAAGGCACAAGTAACCGTATCGGGATGGGGCACGGCTAAGGTATTCCCCGATGTAGCTGGTGGCGTGATCTCGGAAGAGGTCGGCGGCACCAAGATATGGAGGGGGATGCGGAGGTACTGGGTCATGTTGGCTCAGTGAGGAGGTGAATGATGGCAGAACGCGGTTATAACTATCTGATTCAAGTGGATACTGGTTCGTCTTCCTGGGATGCGCTTCGCATCCGCGGGGGATCCTTCCCGGAACTCAATCAAGTGCACGGGTCTGTTGACATCACGGCGCACGGAGATTCATCGCTACCATGGCGGACCCATCTATTGACGCTGTACGAAGCACAGAACGTGACAGTCAACGTCCTTTCGGGTGGAGATTCGAGCCAAGCTCTGGCGCGGACGTTCCTGCAGGCCAAGATCGGAGATGAAGACGGCGTGGCGCTACGCTTGGTAGACAGTTCGGCCTCGGTCGTAATCTGGCAGGCAACGTATCTCGTTACGGGATGCACGCTGCGTGCCCCGCTAGATGATGCGGTGTCGTACGATTACGGTCTATTGCTGAACGGCGAACCAGCAACCCACTTCGGGAGCTAGGAGATAGCCGATGGCGCTCCAGGGTTATCTCGCGGGCATCTACCGCTCGGTGGGGCGGACAATAGGCGCTGCTGTCAAGCAGAACCTACTGGACAACCCAGGATTTGAGTCCGGCGCGCTAACAGGCTGGAGCTCCACCGGGACGGTAGTAGCACAGTCCGGCGGGTCCCGCGGCGGCAGTGGATTCGTTGCCAAGGGCACAGACGGAGGGACCGGAGCCAGCTTGTACCAAACGGTCACGCTGGCTTCGGCCCTCGGAAGTGCTGTCGCCTGCGTTGCCAAGGTGTGGGCGAAGATGCAGACGGGGAAGTCTGCGCTCCTAACTGTCGTATTCAAGGATGATGCTGACGATACGCTCGCCACAAAGACGATGACCATTACAAGTACCCCGTCATACTCTGAGAACGGCTGGGGCCTGTGGTCAATGCGCATCACCGCTCCTGAAGACACGAAGAAGATCGTGTATACGTTCAGTTCTAATGCAGATCAGACGTGGTACATAGATGACTGTGGTCTGATGTTGCTACAGCAAATCCTCGGAGCGACCGGGGAGCTGAGCGCATCCATCACCGTTCAGACTCAAGACATCACCACGTTCGCGTCGGCGGCAGCTAACAGCGGGTTCAGGTCGCATTACCCGGTCCTGCGGAGCGGGGAGACGATCACGGTCCGCACGTTCTGGTCTACCGATGATACATACCAGATCACAGAGCAAGAACCTGTGTACGTACTGCTCTACGTGAATACTACGACTCACGAGCGGTGGGAGTTCTGGGCGTATATCTCGGGGATCACACAAAGGTTCCCTCTAGAGGGCGTGCGCGAGGGCGACCTTACGCTCACGGTGGAAGGCGACGTTGGATTCACTTCGGCGGTGGCTAACTAGCGGGAGGCGAGAATGAACATCTGTGTGTACGGGATCAGTCTGAATGAAGAGCGCAACGTAGCGCGCTTCATGGATTCGACCCGAGACGCGGATGGTGTTTATATCAGCGACACGGGATCCACCGATGATACGGTTGACCTGTTGCGCCGGAAGGGTGCGAAGGTGCAATCTATCTCGGTGGTCCCGTGGCGCTTTGACAAGGCCAGGAATATCAGCCTTGACTACGTTCCAGAAGACGCCGACGTGTGCGTATGTCTGGACCTAGATGAGGTCCTTGTTCCCGGCTGGCGGGAGATCGTAGAGCGCAGTTGGGTGAACGGCACTACCGTGTTACGGTACCCGTTCACAACGGACTGGACTGATCCGGAGCAGACAAAGCCGAAGATTGTTATCTGGGGATTCAAGGTCCACGCGCGGCATGGCTACAGGTGGAATTATCCGGTACACGAGGTTCTAGAGCCGGAGGACCCAGAGAAGCAGCAAGTTGTCCTCATCAAGGACGAATTGATCCGCCATTATCCCGACATTGAGCGGGATAAAACCGAGAACAGGCTGCCGCTCTATGAGATGTGGATGGATCAGTACGTGAACAATCCTCGAATGGTTCACTACTACGCATCGGAGCTGGCGCGTCAGAAGAAGTATGCCGAGGCGGAGCGTTGGGCGCACAAGTTCCTTTCCTTGGTGCCAGGGTACATTGACCCTCCGATAGAGGACATAGATC